AACGGAGTGTCGTCTTCAGTTTCAGACTCAACAACCTCTTCATCTTCCAAGAGTTCTGCTAAGTCGCCTTCTGTTTCAGAACGCTTAATTTCAGGCACAATGTAGAACTTACCTATTCTGGTATGCTCACTGCCACCTTGAAACATAGACCAAAGCTTATTCTCTACAGCTTTAAAGTCTGCTGGCTCAAGTTGTTCCCTGACATTTAAGTAACCGATTAGTTTCGATGTACCGTCCTTGAAGTCTATAAAGATACTAAAGACTTTTGTTTGTTGATAGTTTGACATATCAATCTCCTATGTGAGTGAAAGGCAACGATATTGTTACCCAGCAACGCGCCAGCGTACTAAATAATAAAGATAGTTAGTGACGATGTATGGGGGGGTGGTATGGCTCGAAATCTCTGACACTGTAAGTTTCCTCTCCCGTAGTAAATTGTGTAATTTTCCTATAGAAAAAATAGTAAGCTTAGTCCCTGGGATCTCTCTTGCTATTCTATGCGACAAGCTGTAGTTGACGTAGTCAACGGAGGCTTGGAGCTATATAAAAAGATATCTCTTAAGAAGGGAAGCGCTACAGACCCTATTCCAGCAACATCAAGGTTGACCTGAGAGTTAACTTTTGTAGTTTAAAAGTTATCTGTGGAGTTAACTTTTGTTAATTAGTTTACTTGCTAGGGGATGTTATGATATACTTCCCCTGTTGAGTGTACTTTTCAGGGAGAACAATGCAGACACCATATACTGCAGGCTGGGCAAAGATACCTTTAGATAACTTGTTAGTAGTGAATGAGCTGATTGGCTCGTCTTCTATTTTCAGTGTGTACTGTTGTATGTTTAGGAAGTTGCCTTTGAATGGAGATAATATTTGTAATATAACGCAAGCAGAGATATGTGAGACGTTGGATATTAAAAAGAGCTATGCGTCACGTTCTGTTAAAAAGCTAATCGATTTAAAGGTGATAGCTAAACATTCAAGTAAACACTATATGCTGAATCCTCAGTATACGATTCGTAATGTTAATGATGACTATTTTAGTTTAATGAATAGGTTTCAAGAACTGCTCAAGGAGGGCGAACATGCAGACAGCTGATAAGCAGCATTTTATTATTGTAGGTTACGAGCTGGGGGCGGGGCTGTCGGAGGGTAACTTGCATGAGACTGTAGATATTGTATGTGACTGTCTTCATCCAGATAACACTGTTGATGATGCAATTGAAGATAGAATGTCTAAGAAAGACATTAAAGAACTGATAGATCAACAATTTATAAAACGAAGAGATGATTGCTATATTGCCAACCCTTTGTTACTATATTGCGTAGATGATGATTATTTTTTAGATGAGAAGAAGCATGCTGCGCAGATTAAGGCAGCTAAACTTTATTATGGGATTGAGCGATAATGGATTTAGTTAAGAAAGATAGTGGTGTTGTACTAACAAAAGAACAGCTACAAGGTAGCATGCCTAAAAAGTTTCGTCACAATGTGACGGATGAAATGGTTAGTTTTATTAATGCTACAGAAGGTGATGAGTTTAGAGACGTCTACAAAGAAAACTTGATTGGTTTTGCTAGTGTTATTGAAAGTGGGCGTTATAAGATGTTAGATTATGTTAACGCTGTTAAGTTTGTTAGTTATAAGTTAATCGGGGACTCTAATACGATAGCTTACGCTAAGACGTTCCCTGACCGCTATCAGAGATTAGTAGATAAGAATACGCCTATGAAAACGATTGCATCGTTTTCTACGGCTTATAACAAGGGAGACCTTGTTCATAAAATTTTAGAAAGAACTTTGGTGCCCGTTCATATTCTTAATATGGATGTACATCAAGAAGCGATTAACACTCAAGCAGAGCTCATGCGCACTGCTAAAAGCGAGACTGTGCGTCAGAAAGCAGCTGAGTGTTTAATCACACAATTGAAAGCGCCTGAAACAGCGAAGATAGAAGTTGATGTTAGTTATAGCAATTCGTCTATCGATGAGCTCCGTGAAACAACTCGGGCGTTAGCGCAGCAACAACTGAAGATGATACAAAGTGGTGCAGTTACAGCAGAGCACGTTGCGCATAGTGACATTATTGCTAGGAAACAGGATACTGTCGAAACTGAGTATGAGGAGATTTCTAATGAAAATTCTTAATATAGTATTACTAGCGCTGTTGGCTACATCTTGTAGTCAAAGCAATCCATTTGTCCGTAAACCTGTAGATCCGTTAATTATTCCTCCAAATGTTTTATGTGAACCTACTGAGCAAGTACTTTACTGTGACTCTGATAAATTATTAGAATGCCAAGGATTTATAGTAGATGACAGACCAATTGATATTGAGGAGATAGAATAATGAAAAAACATAAGTTAAAACCTGCAAAAAAATGTGTACACTTCTTTAAGTGTATGTGGGAAGATGACTGCGAAGAGCTAGCAAAAGCTGAGCTTGCTGAGTTATCACCTGTAGCTTTAGAAGCAATGGGTAAGGCAAGAGGTATTGATTTAGATAGACGTAAGAAAAAAGCTACATTAATCAATGAGTTATACGAGGCAATGTGAAATTAGTAAAGAAAACTGTAGAAGAATGGCTAAATAGCATTAGCTATGACGTAGATCCAAATTATGTACCTAGCGAATTCGCCCTCGAGTTTGTTAGTTTCATAAAGCTTGTGAATGGGGAACGGGGGGAAGAAAACAAAACTCCCGTCATCCATTACAAGATGTTAGACAATATTACAGGCAAAACTCAGAATACAGTTAATATGTGTTCACGAGGATTAGCAAAGACTACAATTCTTTCAGAATATCTAATACTATATTTAGCAGTGTACGGATCTATACCTGGCTTTGGTAACGTAGACTACGGGCTGTATGTATCTGACTCTATCGAAAATGGTGTTAAGAAAATGCGCTACAGGCTAGAAAGACGTTGCATGTACAGTGAGTTTTTAAAAACATATCTACATTCGTTTAAATTTACAGATATACGTTGGTACTTTAAAAATAAACAAGGTAAAGAATTAGTTGTAACAGGACACGGTGCTAAAACAGGAGTGCGTGGAACAGTAGAGCTAAACACGAGACCACAGTTAGCTATGTTAGATGACTTACTGTCTGATGATGACGCTCGTTCGCCCACTATTATTGAGAGCGTAGAGAATACAGTATACTCTGCAATTGACTATGCGTTGCATCCAAAAAAACGTAAAGTAATCTGGTCAGGTACTCCCTTTAATGCTAAAGACCCTTTATACAAAGCAGTAGAGTCAGGCGTATGGCATGTATCGGTATACCCAGTATGTGAAGAGTTTCCTGTTGAGCGTGAACATTTTAAAGGTGCATGGGAAGATCGATTTAACTATGACTACGTAATGGACCAGTATGAAAAGTCTAAAGGTGCTGGCAAGCTAGACAGTTTTAACCAAGAATTAATGCTCCGTATTATGTCAGAAGAAGAACGCTTAATACAAGATAGCGATATTACCTGGTACAAGCATGCTAATGTAAAACAAAATATGGGAGCATTTAACTTCTATATTACAACTGACTTTGCAACCAGTGCTAGAGAAAGTGCAGACTACAGCACAATTAACGTATGGGCATATAACAATAATGGAGATTGGCTCTGGGTAGATGGGTTTTGTAAGCGTGCATTGATGGATGAGACAATGGATGCGTTATTTGAGTTAGCTCAAAAGTATAGTCCACAAGAAGTAGGTATTGAAATAACAGGGCAGCAGGGGGGTTTTATAGCTTGGATACAAAACGAGCAGATGAACCGTAATATTTACTTTACGCTTGCATCAGGTAAAGGTAGGTCGTCACCAGGTATTAGACCTAATAAAGATAAGATGAGTCGATTTCAGCAATTAGCACTACCCTTATTTAAAGCAGGTAAGTTGTGGTTTCCTGAAGAATTAAAAGAATCTGATGAATTAGCTGAAATGTTAATGGAAATTACACTAGCTACTTACAAAGGATTTAAGTCTAAGCATGACGATCAATTAGATAA